TATGAAATTTGAGCACAATCTTCTGGATTGAGTTTCTCTATGGCATCTCTGTTCATGGTAAAATATTGATTTAATTCATCTTCAACAAAGCTATGATTATCAGAATATTTACCCAAACCAATACCATTCTCATATTCATCCAATATATCATCCCAATATTTGACTTCTTCTTTTGATGTTTTAAGCATTGTTGATTCTTTCTAGCCATGTCTGTTCGTTTTCATCATAACGTAATACAATATGTTTGATATTATTAAGCTGACACCACTCTTCTTTATCTCTATCTCTTTTCTGAGATTTGAGAAAATTTAAAACGGTGGTGTGATAAAATGGCACAAATTTATAATGTTGCTCGCCATGAACTTCTACGCATACTTTCTTAAGAGGTAAATAAAAATCAAGATATAAAGTTTCACCCTTTTTTAGTGGAATCGGTACCTCTTCCAATATTTGTAAAGTTGGATAATTTTGTGTAATAATTGATCTGGCAGCCAAGTGAAGAGAGGATCTATTAGATACTCTACCCTTGGCCATATTTCCTGTTAATAACCAATTATGGCTGTTTCCGTCCAGATCCTTAATTAGCATTTGATGCCCATGGTGGTTTTAATACTTGTTACCAAATCAGCATATGCCTTATTATTATCTAATAAATATTGTCTTACTTTCTCTGTTCCTTGAAATTTGGGCTTGTCCTCTAATGAGGTCAAAGTATACCAAGCACCACCTTTGTGAATTATACCCATGTCAGAACCAAGTGTAATGGCTTCCATGTATTTGTCAACACCCTGACCATAACGTATATAACTTGTGATATTGCCACCCGGAGGACCAAGTGCCGAGCAGACTACTTGCCATTCTATTTCTTGCCCTATTTGAGTACTATCTGCACTAAGTAGCCACGGCTTAAATGTTTTGGCTCGTAATTTTATGTCTGTTTGATAAGCAATAGCTTGACCGCTCTTTTCTTTAAATTCTGCACCATAACCGGTAGGATTACCCATTAAATGAGTAATACCAATAACAACATTTTTATTGACAGGAATAACATTCGCAACCTTGCGACAAAATTTTGCTAATAATTTTGCCCCATCTGCTCTTTGCATTTTATCCATTTCGCTTGTGATTTCTGCTTCGGTACATAATGCAGAATACGAGTCTATGATTAGTATGCTTCCTGGAATTTCATTAATAATTTTTTCTGCTATTTGTAGATATTCTTCTGCGTGTAGAATTTTACCTTCTTGACTACCTATAATATGAAAACGATCTAATTGTAATCCTGGTATTCCTTCTAAATCTCTTTTTTTCAATCTACCTTCAATGTTTAGATAGTACACTTCTCGTGGATTTTTAAGAGTTCCTTGATATTCTGGTTTTTGTGCGGTTGCTGCAAAATCTAGGGAGGTTGTTGTTTTGCCGCATTTGGGTTGTCCTGTTAATACAACAAAACTACCTTCTGGTATACCACCGTTTAATACTATGTCTAAAGAAGGACTAACAGGAATAATTACACTCTTTTTATCAATTAAAGCATTCCCTGTCAATATAATATTATCGCCAAAGTTTTTTACTACATCTTCTTTAAGACTCATTATCCAGATCCTTTAGTTTAGAAATTATATTTTGTTTTTTGTTAGAAATACCAAACGTTACAGTCTCAGGTCTGTTAAGATTAAGAGAAAGTTCTGTATTTTCAGATTTGAGTATTTCTTCTTCTGACTCTATGATAGGGATCAAAAACGGTGCTCGCAGGGAATATATTTTTTCTGCTTTATAGTTATTGAGCGCCCTTATGATCGCTGTGTCTGAAAATTTTTGTAATAACTTATTTGCAGAAGCAATTTGATCTCTATAAAATTTAGACCATTCTTTATTTGTCCAAAATCTAAAATGTAAATCTTTTTTTGTAGATTTTGCCCTTTTTTCACAAATAATTTCTGTGATATATTGTGCGGCAGTAACTAGTTTACCATTAGAATATTTAGATGGATATTGTTTCTTAGACATTTTATCAGATATTCGTACACAATATTATTTTTTTGGTCTAAAAATATAGTTCTGTGTTTTTTGTCTTAGAGTATCCATGTTTTTAATAAATTCGTCAGATAATTGAGCAGCAGCCTCTGTCATGATACTAACTGTGTTGGATTTTTTAGCAGAAGTTTGTCTGATCATTAGGTCTTTTGTTTTATCTGTTTTTGTTGGTGCTTTACAAGAGGACTGTAATACCTTGTTAACATCAGCTAATGAGAGTTTCAATTCTTTTGCTATATCTTCAGCATCTTTTTTACCATATGTGGACAGATATTTGATAGCATATTCTTTAGTTTTACTTATCTTTGCCATTAGTTCATCTCTCTTTCAGCGTTATTTAACCACGCAATATTTTTAGTTGTTAAGAAATTTAGATATAATTCAAAAATCTGACTGTTTACTTCCTTGAATTCAAACTGCTTACGTCCTATTTTTGATAAAAACTTAGTATTATTACCTTCACTATAAAGTCCAATTGGATTATAGATTTTGCCATAAGTACCAACCTTAATATAGTACCTTGATGGCTTGTTGTCTGTGGTTACTGTTTTAGCAACAACTTTTCCGGTTTCTTCATTGGCCCTGGGTCTATTTTGAGTATCTAGAAAATCATGATCTCCTAGTATGGTATAAAACTCATAAACCTTATTTGGAGGATCAGAATTTTGTTGGAAAAATAAATTTTGTTTTTTTAACTCGGCCATATAGTTTTTGTCCCTTTCTTCATACGACTCATACCTTTTGGTAATGGTTTATCTTCTGTTCTGTCTTTGTAAGAATTGTGTTTTTCATATAAAGCAATTTTTTGATCTTCGCTTAATCTGTCTCTATTTCTATTTGCTAAGTCGCCTATAGTTTTTAATTCAGTATCAGATTTTTTTACTGAAGTATTTTGAGTAGATACGTCTTTAATATAAGATCTGTGTGTCTTTTTACTGTTGCATATTGAACAATTCGGTTTTTCTATATAGTCTTTGATATAAAAAAATAACTCGAAATCCGTGTTGCAACTATCACAATAATACGAATATGTTGGCATTAAAAGTATGCTTCCGGCAAATAAATTTCCCATTCTTTCGGAATGTCTGACTTTATCTTAATCAGATGGCTGACTATAGGCAAGTATTTTGGATTTTTCTGTGGTGCTATTGGCAAATTCTGTAATGGCATATTGGCCTGTTTTGGTGTACGATTACGTTTTTTACGATTACAATCAATACATGCAGTAACAATATTAGTCCAAGATGTTGGAGATCCTATATTATGATTCCAAACAGATTTTGGAATGACATGATCATATGTTAAACTATTATTATCAAATTTATGATTACAATATTGACAGGTAAAGTTATCTCTAATGAATAAATTTTTCCTAGAAAACTTAACTGTGTGTTGATTAATACGAAAATATTTTGCAGTTTTGACTACTGCCGGAATTGGGTGTTTTCTATTATTGGATCCAACTATAAAATCATCCTTATAAAAATCTAATATTTCGACACCTATCTTATTGTCGTATTCGTGTTTGATAGACCACACTAGTGCTCTCTGCCAATTAATAATTGTCAAAGGCGTATAATCAGCATTGAGCACTAAGCATTTAGCGTGTTTCTGTTGCATTTTCGTAAGAGTCTAATCTACCTAAGATATTTCCAATGATAGGATTACGCACAATATCTTTCATATCTAAATAGGATATTCCTATTCCATCCATGTTTGCTAATACTTGAGTCATGGTATAAAAGCCACCCTGTAAATGTCTATTTAAATCTGATTGACTAATATCCCCTGTTAATACCATTTTACTGCCCATACCCAATCTTGTCAATAGCATTTTTAGTTGATCATAAGAAGCATTTTGACACTCATCTGCTACTATAAAGGCATCGTGAAAGTTTCTTCCTCTCATGAGTCCTAGTGGTACAATTTCTATCTTATGATTAATCTTCAGTGTGGCATATTGTGCCGGAGAAATAAAATGATTGATTTCGTCAAGAAGAGGCAGTAAATATGGATGTAGTTTTTCTTCGGCTGTTCCTGGTAAATACCCAATTTTTTCACCAGACTCAACAACTGGTCTAGTAACAACTATTTTTTTTATTTTTTCATCTAATAAATATTCTAATGCCATACCCACAGCAATATGTGTTTTACCACTACCAGCAACCCCTTGGCAAAACGTAATATGGTTTTCTGCTATAGTACGAATATATTCCTTTTGGTTGTCGGTGCGTGGCTTTAGTCTATTTCGATAGCTTGTATATCCTGATGAATTTAGTTCATTATCTAATTCAATTAATTTAGATTTTTTTTGTGCATTTTTGGTTTTTTTTCTCAATGTAGACCCTTTATGGATAGAGTTAAATTAGACACGCGCCACCGGCACAACTAATTTCCTCGATCCCGGCCGTATTATCCTCTGTTTCTGATAGTTGTGTATAATCAATCTTTTTAAAGCTATTGAATAGGTCACAATAAATCTTCCAATTATAAACATCTTTCATGCAGTATGTTAATCGTTTAGTATCTCCATCAAAATATTTACCAGCAAAATTTTTCATTTTGGTAACAAATAACAACTTATCCTGAGTATCATCAGATTTTGCTAAATTCATACTAACATAGTCACACGCTGCCCATAGATTATTATTAAATGCATTTAAACCAAGCTCAATTAGACCAGAGCACCATAATGCAGCATCTCCGTATTCCTTTACAATTTCACGGCTAGTATAAACCGTAGTAAATGGCGCCTGTGGATAGTCTTTATCTCCGCTCTGAGGTATTAAACTAATACCAGCAAAGTATTTACGATTATCATATATAAACTTGGTCACATCGTCCCACTCATCGGGTTTGACTGTTACAGTATTACTTACATTATGACTCAAATATTCCTGTGTGCATAAATTTTTATTCTTACCAGACTGTACCCAGTTTTTTTGTGTTTCTTTAACTATTGCAAGCATTTCAATGGCTGGTAATTGATTTTTCAGTTTTGCACCGTCTGGTACTTCAATAGGAAACTTTATTACTTCGTCAGTATTATTGGCTGACCAGCTAGACTTTTCACATGCTTGAGGATTTAATTTTTTGAAGTGTTGGTATGGTGCTTCTAAAATGTTAGCCTGTACATGACGTATGTATCGCTTGGCGTGATGTGGATGTATGCCGGAACTTGTTCCTAACATACTACTACTGGTGCCTTCTGGCTTTAAGCAAGTTACTCTTGCTGCCTGATTAATACCAATTTTTTTAGCTAGTATCTTATTGGTTTCAACTGCAATTTTTGCACCCTTTGTTAATACTTTTTCTGTTAGTACTAATTCATGCTTTTCCATTGTGCCGGTTAATGAGACACCTAAAAGGGCTTCTCTATCAAAAATTCTTTCACTAATTTCACCAAGATATTCTAATTTAGTAAATCCAGCTTGTAATGTTCCAATAATTGCAGCTGCTTTACATCTTTCATAAAAATCTTCTTCATCGGCAACGCTCGAACAATTAATTGTGGATAAATTGCATCCTTGCCATCCGCTTTTTCCGCTGGCTTGATCAACAGGCCACATACCAATTTCAACACATGGATTAAAAATCATTTCTGTTGATTCGCTCCAAATGAATCCTGGTTCTCCAAATTCTTTCACAGATTGCATTAAAGTATTAAATTCCTCAAAAGTGGTTTCATTCTTTAATAGGAGTGCGGAATTATTACTTCTTGCTCTCTGTGGGTTATCTATGTACCAGTTACCAGTTTTAGCTTTTGCCATTTCTTCGTCATCTGGACTAAATAAAGCCAGACTAGCCGATCTTCTTACACCACCACTCAGAACAGCATCACTACTATGCATTACAATATCGTAAGCATCAATGGGGCGTAATTTTTTTTGTCCATCGGCTATACAGCGATCTAATAAAGATCGTATTTTTTCAAGACCATTTGCTAATGGCTCATAACCTGGGGCTTTACCAACACCAGATGCCAAGGACGATCCTTTTGGTCTAATATTAGAATAATCAAAAACTATATGACAATTCTTATACTGTTTGAATTCTTCTACTGGTTTACTAAAATAACTACTCAGTAAAACCCCAAGAGCATCAGACCATCCTTCTATACTATCGTCAATCACATATTTTGTGCCTTGTCCTTCGTCGGGATTATGCTCTAGAGTTGGCAGTTTTGCAACATGGTGTTTTTGTACGCTAAATCCTGTGCCACTGCCGCATAGCAATAGCCAAAAACATTCCTGAAAAAATCTAAGCCTATCACAATAAGAACTTGTACAGTTATATATTTTAGCATTCCTTTTAAGGATAGGATCCCCACCAAATTGCAATGCTCTTTGACTACCAAGAACCTTCTTTTTATACATAATATCATATGCCCAATCAATATCGTCCTTAATACCATATTGATCGTATTTTGTGTGCATCATATCTCGCACTCTATCAACAGCTTCTTTCCATGTTTCACGACGTTGCTTATCTTCTAACCAACGGGCATACTTACTGACGAATGTATAATTTTGAAGCTCTTGAAGTGCCGACATACTATCTCCTATATAAAATTGCTGAAATGCCCAGTAATACTGTGAGTTGAAAAGAAGTTAAACACATTTCTGTATTACCGGTAAACTTATGATATAAAAAA